CCGATGCAATAAGATCGAATGGAGCCGTGGCTGATGAGTAAAGCAACACTCTCATAAAGTGCGATACGTAGGTGCAAATCCTACCGGCTCTACTTTTTTAAGAAAATTATCAGAATTAACTTGCAAAAAGTCGGTTTCAAGACTATAATATAGTATACAACAAAGCAACAAATGTTTTTTAGTTTTTTTGGAGGTTTCAAATGAAATCGTTAGAGTACGCTCAGATGCACTTGGTAAATGTTCAGCAGCAAATTCAGCAGTTGACCGAACAGAAAGCACAAATTGAGCAACAGATTAGCCAAATGCAACAGTTCTTGCAGCAGGCTATTGAAGATGTTAAAGCTGATACGGCAAGCGTTCAAGAATCCGCGAGTCCATTAGAAGCAGTAACTTCCTAATTTAGTAAGAGAGGATTTAGTATGGAAAGTAATGAGTTTTATTCGGCTTTGAGCGATCTACCACAGTATTACAACTTTAATGTTGATGGTAGCTCTATCACTGGTCAAATCCAACGTGGTGAGTATCGTGGAGAAACAGTAAATCCTGTAACCGCAGTAGCATTGCGTGAAACTGGTACTGTTTACGGAACAAACAAACGTGAAACGCAGCGTGCTGGGCGAGCGATTGGTTTGAACAGCCAGTTTGTTAATCATGTATATAATGCGACTACAGCATCTTCCAATCGCGGTAATGCTCAGGTTGTTCGTGGAAAAATTAGAAATGCCTTGGAGATTTAATTATGAACTTTAATTCATCACATTTAGCAGGACGTTTAACTAAAGACGCAGTTCTGAGTACAACAAAAGCAGGAACCTCAATGTCTAAGTTTCGTCTCGCTGTAAACAATCGTCGAAACGATAGCACGCTGTTTATCAATGTTCTATGTTTTGGTAAAACTGCCGAGACGCTTAACGACATGTTGGTCAAAGGGCGAGTTGTCGCTGTAGAAGGCGAACTCAAGATTGACGAATACGAAGACAAGGAAGGACGACCAAGAATGAGTGCCGCTATCATGGCAGACAAAATCTCGCTTGGTTACGATCCTGCCATGATTCGCAGTCGTGAAGAAATGGAGTCTATGGGATCAATTCCCACTGCCTAATAAAGATTTTCGCGTCTCTCATCCTTCCTCGGTAAAAAACCCAATCGAGAGACGCCCACGGGAGGCGATGGGTTGGTGTTAAAGGCCCATGCCTCCCTTTTACTTGTTTTATAAAATAAGTTGGTACACAACCCTCGGGTGCATATTATGACTGATATTTACGTTCACTTCAAAGACGATTTTATCTTGGATCAAGATCCTAGCCTGTATGAGTATTGGCATTTAACAAACCATTACTTTTACCGCAAGCCGGGACCGAATGGCGAGACTTACGATTACAGCAGTATCGACCCCGCTGTTTTTAACAAGAATTATTTGTCTCACGAACGACGCTGGTGGCGAGATGGTAATCATCCCCACTTGTATAGAGATGTTATTTTAGATTTAGAGATGAACCACATATGGAAAACGGAAGATCCTGAGTGGGATAGATGGACTCAAGAGTACATCAACATCGCAAGAATGATGAAAGCGGCAGGAAAACCTGTAGCTATTTACGGAGTTTATCTCCAAGCGATGGAGTATCAAATTTGGTTGAATCTTGGACGATTCACTTGGTACACAACTCCAAAACTAAATCCGAAATACAGATATGCAAGTAAAGCAACAGTACAGTATTGGCATAACAAATTAGAAGAGTACAAGCAAAAGGAAAGAGAGCTATTAAGAAAGTTGAATATACTATCTGATAGGTTTAGTCCTGAGATTGATGCAGTTGTCCCTGAGTTTTATATGGGCTACGACATACCCAATACTAACTACAATAGACACTGGAAATGGTTCGCTTGGGAGTTTTTAGTGAGAAGTAAATTAGAAGCCTACTCCACTGCTTTCCAAGATAAACCGATTTACGCTTTCGTGCAACCAAACTTCACTGTAAGCTGGAATCCAGCACCATTAAGTGTTTGGAACAAGACTGTAAACTTCCTACTAAACGAGAAAGTTAAAAGATTATATGTCTTTAACTCAAGGAATCAACCAAAGATTAAAGGTTGGGAATCTGTTTTGTTAAACAGAAAGACAGTGTAAAGTAGATACTTTCACCCCCACGACGCTGTTCATACGGTGAACTACTTTACGGCAACTAGCCTCGTCAGCAATGGCGAGGCTTTTTTCTGCTTTTTACTAAAGTTATTACTTGACTTTGACGATACATATGCTATAATGTTAGCAAGGAGACAAAGGCATGATAACAACACTAGCAATTACTTTTCTTTTAATACTTGTTTATTTTATTTGGTGCTGGGTAACGCTAGACTCAGACACAGAAAATCTTTTTCCTGATACTGATCAAGACAAGTATCTAGAAGAGCATGTTCCATACTTTATTAGTTCAGCAAAGCTCCCTAAGCCTACTGAAAGTATAAAGATTAAAAATCTAGTAATGGAACCAAATCTAGCAATGGAGCCAAAGCCAAAACAAAAAGCACCAAAGAAACCAGAAATAGATAAACAAAAGCTACAAGACTACTGCGATATACTTAAAGCAATTGGCTTTACCTCATCAGAAGCAAAGTCTAAAACAAAATCATTACTCACACAAAACCCAAAACTTACAGAGCAAGAACTTTTAAGAGAGGCAACAAAATGAGAATTAACTTACAAACACCAATCAATCAACTTGGATACGGAGTCGCAGGATTGAACATCCTGAAAGCCCTACAAGCCCGCACAGACGTTGCGTTGCACGTGATTGGACAACCACAAGTAACCAACCAAGCGGACGCTGACGCGGTAAAGAAAGGCTTACAGACCGCTCAGATGTTCGACCCTCAAGCAACATGCGTCAAGATCTGGCATCAAAACCAGATGGCAGAGCGAATCGGATCGGGTAAGTTTATTGGTTTTCCAATATTTGAACTGGACACTTTTACTGATTTAGAAAAGCATCATCTAATGGCTTGCGATGAACTGCTTGTTTGCTCTCAGTGGGCGAAGGACGTTGTGCTGACTAATGTGTACCCTACGCCTGTTGGTCACGACCTTTTTGAAGATAGGGTCCACGTTGTTCCTCTTGGTGTTGACAGTACTATCTTCAAGCGATCACCGAGTGTTGATAGAAATCACACAGTATTTTTTAATTGTGGAAAGTGGGAAGTCAGAAAGGGACATGATCTACTTGCAACCGCTTTCAAGGAGCATCTCAAAGAATATCCTAACAGTCAATTATGGATGATGTGCAGCAATCCTTTCAATACGCAAGAAGAAAATAATAAATGGCTAAATTTGTATAATCACCCTAATATACGCATCATTCCAAGGGCTGAGACACAGCAAGAAGTGTATAATATAATGTCACAGGTTGATTGTGGCGTGTTCCCTTCTCGCGGTGAGGGGTGGAATCTCGAACTTCTCGAAATGATGGCGGTAGGCAGACCAGTTATCGCCACTGATTACTCTGCTCATACAGAGTTTGCTGATAAATATAACGCTATTTTAATACCAAGTCACGGGGTAGAGCCTGCTTTTGATGGAAAATGGTTCTTTGGTCAGGGCAACTGGGCCACCATCAAACAAGAAGATATCACAAAGGCAATGAATACTTTCTGTGAATCATCAGATAATTACACTCAGCAAATTCAAAACTGGTCAAATAAATTTAGCTGGGAGAACACAGCAAATGAAATTCTTCAAAATGTTTAACAAGAAGGAAACCGCTCCTGTACAGGAAGAACCTAATATTCTGTCTGCGATTATGTTTTCTATTGATGATAATGGTGAGGTTTTTGTAGATATCAACATTGGCGACCAAGAAAAGGAGTCAATAAAAAGTTTATCTAGCGTGCTAACAGCAGTTGCTTCTCCAGAAATGCCAGTAACAGTTCTGGATATGATTAAAAACTCACTAATTAAAGACGGAAAGACGGAGGAGTATATATGTTTTATTACCGATTATATGCTACAAACTGATAATTTGTTGAAGGAATATGGAGTAGAAGTAAAGGACGAACCGTACATTAAACCCTCAGATATGATATAGTGGAGACTCCTATGAATAAAATTGGATGGCAAAAATACGAAGATATACTAGAACGACAACTGGAATCGCCTTTATTCGACGCTATTCTGGGCAAAGTTTCTGAGGAAGAGACAGATAGTTTTGATATGGGGGATAGCGATGGGATGCAAGAAACCGTGGCTGTACCCGTTGATGAAACATTAATGGAGAGCATTGCACTGACGGCAAACTTTGATTGCTGGATGGCACACACGAACTTTAATTTAACACCATCTATTAGGGACACCTTAAACAGAGTTGATGGTATTGAGGTATTGAAAATCTGTAGCCGTTATAGATTTTTTATTGGCATAGGCCAAATGTTTGATTTTAAGGATGTTCGTCGTCAGATTGAAGACGAGCTAAATATTAACCAAGGAGAAGAAATTGAGTAATTCTATTGAGAGCTTATTGAGTAACGATGAACTAAGAAAGATTGGAGAAAGAGCGTCTGCTAATTACAGAGGGCAGCTTTCCAAGGATGAAATCAGAACTTGCATTGACAAGGCTATCTGGTCGGCATCCCATAGTTTTGATGAGAAAAAGGGAGTTAAATTTACTTCGTTCTTATACCATGTTGTGGTGAATGAATGTAATAACACTGTTAGATTCAACAGTAGTAACTTTTACTCTATCGAAAGAGGCGTTGACGGGTATAGCATTTCAGGCAAGTTTGACGGATTTGAAAAAGTAGACATTATGGATGAGATCGCTAACTGCGGAGACCCACAGCTTGTATACGACAGGTTTTACCTAAACAAGTCGTATCGAGAGCTTGCAAGCGACCGTAATGTTAGCGGCGAATTAATCAGGATTCGACTTGAGAAATGCTTAAAAAAGATTAAAAATTCTTTTGCTTGAGGATTTTTAGTGTATAATATAGTAGGAAAAGGACTGTAATTTTAGGGACAACATAGGAAATCTAAACAATAATTCCATAATGGAGATTTTACTATGGCTACTGTAGCACCTACAGGCGACGGGCAACAGCCCGCAGTTGAAAAAATTAATGGCGGCACTTTGCTTCACGCAGGCGATCTGGCCGCTGACAGTCCAATCACTCAGAATAAAAGCATTGCTGACATGGCTGATGATCAAGGTCAGGCTTTTGGTTCTAAGGTTATTGCTAAAGAAGATGGCGGTTTGTACTCTGATCGTGTTGGCATCATCAAAGCTGACGGCGGATCTGTCACTGGCGGAACGACTGAGCTTGGTTACAAAGCTGGTCGCGACGAATGGGTAGTTATGGGCGGAAACGTCACTACTACCTTGGCTGGCAGTGCTTACGCTGGTTTAGCTGGTGGAGCCGCTGGTCCTGATTCTACCCGTGACTTTGTTGCTGAGTTGGAAACGACTCGTGACTACGGGCAAATCGACATCGACATCTTTGCTATGCCTTCGTCTGGTTACAACGCTTACGTTACCAAGACGGGTGGCGGTCAGTTGGTTGAGTTTATTGACCCAGCGGTTGCTGGTGGAACTACAGCATCTACGGATGCTGCTGCTAACACCACAATGGCAGTTCCGGGTGAGTTGACTTACATGTTCGGAGGCAAGATGCCAAAGAACGACAACTACAAAGCAAAAGATTCCGCTGAGTAATATAGCATCAATTAGCTCATCCTGCTTTTGTGGGGTGAGCTATCTTTTTCTAGAAGCAGAAAGGCGGTTTGCGTATGGCAACCTCAGAACTCATTGCAATTATTTCTGGTGTATTGGGACTGTTAGGCACATTCTTGGCTTTTGGGCGTAAATTTTACAAACAGGTATCATCTTTTATAGAAGCCCAAGAAGAAGTTAAGGAATCCATTAAGGTTATACAAAACGAAGTCACACCTAACGGTGGTAAATCTTTGAAAGATATTGTTTACAAGATGAAGATTACTTGTGAGCGTATGGATGTTAGGCAGCGTGTTTTAGATCAACGGTCTAAGGCAGCTCTGCATTACCAAAAAGAAGCATTGTTTGAAATTGACAAGTCTGGAAACATGACTTGGTGTAATGAGGCGTTTCGAACGCTTATGGTAGAAGAAGGCGGTGTGGTAAGCACCGGAAAAGATTGGATCGCAGTTGTAGACGAAGATTCTAGAAAAGATTTCGTAGAAGAAGTTCAATCCTGCTTAAAAATGTGCAGGAAGATTGACGTTGAGACTGTGGATACGCAAGGAAGTGTCGTTTACTTTATTGGTTTTCCCTACAAAATTGGTAGGAATAACCATGAAGGTTTTTTAATTCATCTAAAGATAAAGAAGGAGAACTAATTATGGGTTCTGAAAAGTTTAAGTTAGACATGGCTGATTTTGTTGGTGTTGGTAAAAACGCACTGCTTGTCGGTGGAGCTGCTGCTCTCACATATGTTGCTCAAAACTTACACGTTATTGAGCTTGGCATGTGGGGTCCAGCTATTGTCCCTGTTGTTGCTGTTGTCTTGGACACGGCGATCAAGTGGATGAAGAACAATAAGAAAGAAGCATAGGAGTATGAAATGGAGTTTAATTTTGACACGACGGAAGAACTGATTCGCTCTTATGAGCGGGGTTTTGAAGGTTCGATTTGCGATCCAGAAGAAACCAAAGCACTCCTCGCAGAATTAAGAACTCCTCTCTTTGGTGCAACAGCTTATGATTTATACGGGGCAGGCGAGGGGAAACTCTCTCTGCCCTTTCTTTCGTTATTAAAGTTCGATAAAGGGTTTGGTCCCGCTGAAAGGCAAACTACTGGCGATTGTGTCAGTCATGCTTTCAGAAATGCTATCGACGTAACGAGAGCTGTTGAAATCGACGTACAAGGAGAGGCAGAATCTTTTGTAACCAGAGGAGCAACTGAAGGTATCTATCAGTCTCGTGGCGATAGAGGTCAAGGCATGACTTGTGGCACCGCTGCAAGATATGTAAGTGAAAAGGGTGGAATTCTACTAAGACAGAAATATCCAGAACTAGATTTAAGTACATACAATTCTTCTGTAGGTGCTAATTTAAGAATCCCTCATAGCTTATTTATCACTCAGGCCCGTAAACACCAAGTTAAAACCGTCTCACTTATCAAGACTGTAGAAGAAGCTCGTGACGCACTAGCTAATGGGTACGCTTTTGCTCACTGCTCTATGCTTGGGTTTGACAGCAAAAGAGACAGTAAAGGTATCACAAGGCGTAAAGGCAAGTGGGCACACGCAATGGCTTGTATCGGCTGCGATGACACCAGAAAAAGACACAACAAGATGTTGTTTCTGATTCAAAACTCTTGGGGTAAATGGAACGGTGGAACCAGAGTCCACAATCAGCCTCATGGTAGCTTCTGGGTAACTGAGAATGACATGCAAGCAATTTTAAGCCATAATGGTAGTTGGGTGATGTCAAATGTTGACGGGTTCCCAGCTAAAAGACTTCCTGATTATGGCACAAGCACTTTTCTATAGGAGAAACCAATGAAGAGCTTAACAGTATTAGCCAGTATTGGTATATTTGGTAGTCTATTCTTAGTAGACGACGCACCAAAGTATGACAAAAACTGGAGACCTTACATAGCTACAGGTCTAGCATTAGAGATAATGAAGTATGAGTCTAACGTAGTACCCAACCCAGACGATGTAGAAGAGGGCTGTGACGGTTCGGGCTGGATTATACACGGTGATGGACACCGAACCCCCTGCCCCGGATGTGACAAGTGTAAACCAGAGAAAACCTCTGCTTATCTTGGTTATGAATATAAGCTATACTTTTTTACAGCAGACTGGTGTAGCTTTTGTAAGAAAATGAAGAGAGACACTTGGGACGATGCCAGAGTAATTAAAGAGCTTGAAGCAAAAGGCGTTAAGATTCACACATTTGACAGCCAAAACGCTTTTGACAAAAAGTTCTTTGATTATTACAATGTAAAATTAATGCCTACTATCTTGATATTCAAGGATGGAGAATTAAGAAACCCGATTGTTAAAAATGAAGGTTATATAGGGCCGGATAAATTACTTGAATTACTAGAGGAAAAACTAAAATGACAGATGCAAACAAAGAAACTATGGATCAATGGTTTGTTCCTGAGATCCAATACAACACAGCGTTAAAAGTCGCCAATTATGCTAATGCTAAAAACGCGACATGCACTGTCGATCCCGCAACGCTGCTTATCATAGTAAATATAATTGTTAATGTTATCAGACTTTTATATACTTGTCTTAAAGATAACACTGTGGCAAAAATGATTAAGAATCCGGGTAGAGTTCAAAAGTATCTTCTTTATCGAGAGGTAAAAAAGAACTTTCCTCACGAGCAGAGGAAGTCTATCTATGAGGGATTGCTATCAGCTTGTTCTAACCTTTCAGAATGTGAAGTAAAAGAACTAATGATGAGCGTTTAATTTCTATAAAAACCGCCTGTACTGAGATTTTTTGTTTGTGAAAAACGGCTTTGCAGACTATAATATAGTATGGGAAAATTATAAACCTTTCAATGGAGAAAATAATGAGTGTGTTTCAAATTGTAATGACAGTAATCGCTGCTGGTTTAATTGCCAGCACGTTTTGGGAAAATATTGCGGCAATGTTCCGCAGCATGAAGCCAAAGACGCCATCCACCCCGGATTGGATTGATGATATTGCTCAGGACACCGTATCTCAAAAAACTGAGCTAATGATGATTGTAGCGGCTTGGGATAATCTTCGTTACAGATGCGACGAAGCTGGCTTGGATCAAGCGGTGGAAGAATTAACTTTAATTTGGCCACTACTCGTAGAAGGAGGAGCGGATAATGTCGAAATCAGCTAGACTAATTATTGGGTTCTTACTATTATTTGTTGCTTACTTCGGAGAATCTGCTTGGGAGCAACTGAAAAATATTGATATCAAACCCGCACCCTCTCCAGAAGAGGTAGTAGTTATTAATATTACGCCTCCTAGCGAAGCGGATAAAAACCTAACAAAGAAGATTCAGCAGTTCACTATTGCTCAGTCAGACGCTAAAGCAATCTCTGACTTCTACGGTCAGCTTGCGGAAGTAATCAGGGATGATAATATTGACAAAATTATCCTACAAAACAAACCGTTTAGGGAATGGTACATCAAGTCTGGTTCATTAAACTTCAACCCTGAAATCAAAGGTAAGTACATTGGGCTAGGAGAAGCAGTTGACAATGTATTTATCCTTACTCTTGGCACAGAAGATATCAAATGGACACCTGCAATGAGAGAAAGGGCAGCTCAAGTTTGTGACGCTGTGGCTTGGGCGGTGCATCAATGAGCGAAGAAAATAAATACGAAGGATGGATGGCCGATAACATCCTTAAACAATTCGGTATTGAAAAAGAACATGTCGAGAAAGCAAAAGGCATTCTTGATATGCTTGAGATGAAGGAGGATGAGATTGTGATTAATGTCGGACCTAACATCGAAATAAAGATTAAAAAATAGTTAAGATTTTACTTGACTTTGGGACGATGTATAGTATAATAGGTTTGTCATTAATAATATTGAAGGAGACAAGATGCAAGTTACTAAACGTACTGGGGAAAAAGAAGATTTCTCAGTGGATAAAATTCACAAGGTTGTGGAATGGGCTACGGATGGCATTAACGGAGTATCTTTCTCCGACATAGAAATGAACGCTAACCTGTCGATCTATGACGGCATCTCGACCAACGAGATTCATCAGATATTAATCAAGTCTGCAAATGATTTGATTTCAACCTCAGAACCAAACTATCAATACGTTGCTGCTCGTTTGCTAAACATGCAGCTTCGTAAAGATGTTTGGGGATGTGGTGATCACCCTATTCTTTTCTCGCTACTTATCGAGCGTAATGTGGACAATGGTCATTACGACCCCGCGATCTTGGATAAGTGGTCTATCGACGATATCGAAGAGTTGGAAAAATACATTAATCACGATAGAGATGATGAGTTCACATACGCTGGATTGCAGCAGATGATTGACAAGTACCTAGTCAAGAATCGTGAAACTGATCAAATATACGAAACACCACAATTCGCTTACATGCTGATTGCTATGTGTCTCTTTGATACCGTTAAAGAGGTTCGTGACGCATATGACATGTACTCACGCTTTAAGATCAATCTTCCTACACCAATCATGTGCGGGGTCCGCACAGTAAAACGTCAGTTCGCTAGTTGTGTGCTTGTAGATGTAGACGATGATTTGGATGGTATATTTTCATCTGTTCATGCTGTTGGCAAGTACACAGCTAACCGAGCTGGTATTGGTCTCAATGTAGGGCGTATCCGTCCCATCAATTCTCCTATCCGTGGCGGTGAAGTAATTCACACAGGACTTATTCCATATCTTAAATGTTTTGAATCTTCTGTAAAGTCTACCACACAAAATGGTATTCGCGGAGGTTCTGCAACGGTCCATGTTCCATTCTGGCATTATGAGATTGAGGATGTTATGGTTCTCAAAAACAACGCTGGAACTGATGATAACCGAGTCAGAAAGCTGGACTATTCTGTACAATTCTGCGAGCTTTTCTACAAGAGACTTATGGCAGGAGAAGACATTACTTTGTTTAGCCCTCATGAGGCTAAGGGTTTGTACGAGGCATTTGGCGACAACGAGAAGTTTGAAGAACTATATACCAAGTACGAGAATTCTCGCAGTCTAAAGTTCAGAAAGAAAGTGCCTGCCCGTAAGATCGCAGAAATCTATGCTCGCGAACGTCTGGAAACTGGACGTATCTACAGCATGAATATTGACTCAGCTAATGCACACGGGTCGTGGGCGATTCCCTGCTATATGTCAAACCTTTGTCAAGAGATTATTCATCCAACAGTACCCATCAAAGATATTAACGATGAAACTGGCCAGATTGGTATTTGTATTTTGTCTGCTCTTAATTTGCTAGAACTAACCAACGAAAAAGATATTGCCAAGGCTTGCAAGATCGCCGTCAGAACTTTGGATTCTGTTATTGATTACCAAGAATACCCAGTGGTCGCTGGCGAAACCTTTACTAAGTATCGTAGGTCTTTGGGAATTGGTATTACTAACCTAGCAGGCTTCTTGGCTAAAAACAAGCTGGGCTACGATGATCCTGCCGCACTTGAGCTGGTTCACGAAACTATGGAGCAGATACAGTGGAATCTAATCAGTGCTTCTTGCGACCTAGCTAAAGAAAAAGGTGCTTGTGATGGATTTCAAGACACTAAATACTCTCAGGGGTTGCTTCCAATTGACTGGTACAAAAAGACCGTTGACGAGATTATTGAGCCTAGCTACAATATGGACTGGGAAGGTCTTAGAAAGCGTGTAGAGAAACATGGGTTGCGACACAGCACGCTGTCCGCTATTATGCCATGCGAGTCCTCTAGCGTCATCCAGAACTCAACAAATGGCATTGAGCCTGTGAGGTCACTGCTGATCTACAAGAAGGCTAAGAACGGCATCCTGAAGCAGCTAGTGCCAAATTACAAAACTCGCAAGAATTTCTACACAATGGCTTGGGATATTGCCGATAACAAAACTATCATGAACATGGCGGCAGTTATCCAAAAGTTTGTAGATATGAGTATGTCAACTAACTTATATTATAATTATTCACACTATGATAATGGTAATATTCCTTTATCTGCTCTAATTAAGGATCAGGTATACGGATATAAATATGGACTTAAAAACTTTTATTACGCGAACACGCCAGATGGTGACGGAGCTTTCGGTGGTGACGCAGATATGGGCGAAGATGGAGGATGTGCCGGAGGTGCATGTGCGATTTGATGAATGTTAAAGCTATTACAGCAATTTTGATTGGTATTTCAGCTATCCTTATTGTGGTTTTAGATGTTTTACTGATTACTTATTATGGTAAAGAGGCCAGTTTTAGTAATGTTATTAACGAGTGGGCGTATCCCGATGGTACAAACGTAAATGCAGTTGGGGTATTCTTTTTTGGGTTTATTGTTGGTGGATTAGTAATTCACTTTCTTGAGTGGCGACCTATTAATTGTAATCATGAGGATAAATAATGGCAGTTAGTTATAAATATCCCGCTGGAAATTATCCGGTCTATGAAACTATCAATGAGGTCAAACAGGTTGGCTTGTTGATGGAAGGTGTTGGTCAAGCGTATTACCCAAACACACATCCAACTGATGGCAATGTAACACGGTTAATTTGGATGGGTCCAAAAGATCAGCCTATGTTCAAAGGCTCGATCAGACATGGAGTTTTCAGAGATATTCAATTCGTTGGAGGTATGATACATATCATGCCTATTCGCGGGCTGGGAACTGGGCTGTGTACATTTGAAAGATGTTCGTTCTACAAATCGGGAGTCAAGTTTGGCGACGAGTCCTATAACGGCAACGCTGCTGACTCATCGTTTAGAGATTGCACTTTCAATAGATGTGAGAATCCTGTCGAGCTTACAACCTCGCAAAATGTTAATTACTTAATAGAGAACTCTATGTTCTACAGATGTCCTAGAGTGGTGAATGTTTTGGGTGGCGGTATTGTTACCATGAAAAACTGCTACATGACACAAATGCCCGTGGTATACGAAATCAGAGGCGATGGATCTAAGACAGGAACTCAGAATGGAAACTTTGTAGTTCGAGATTTGAGATATGATTGGAAGCAGGACGTTGTGCCAACTTTAGTTAGAGACACTAGTTCTTATGGGTCTAGAGTTTTAGTGGTTGATAATGTTCACTCGCCAAGAGGTGTTAATTTAACAGACGTAGTAAATAATGATAAAGTAATTTGGGATGTAAAGGTAAGATAATGAAAACGATTTTTAATTTGAAGAATGTAGACCCTATGGAGCAACCTTTGTTCTTGGGTAAAGACTTGGGTGTTCAGCGTTACGATAGAATCAAGTATCCAGTATTCAAAACGCTGACAAAGAAACAAAAAGAGAACTTCTGGATGCCAGAAGAAGTTGAGCTAAAGAAGGATCGTAATGACTTTAACACGCTAACTGATAACGAGAAGTTTATCTTTACAAGCAATCTGAAATATCAAATCATGCTTGACAGTGTGATCTGTCGTGGCGTTCCTACGCTGCTAGATTATGTCACCAACAGCGAGTTGGAAGCCTGCCTGATAACTTGGATGTTCTTTGAGCAAATCCACAGCGAGAGCTACAGCTATATCATCCAAAATGTTTATGCTGACTCTGGTGAAATGTTTGACGGCATTTATGAAGATAAAGAAATTATCAAACGTGCCAAGGTCGCCATTGAGGATTACGACAATCTGAGAGGAATGGCTTGCGATTCTAACACTAAGGCAGATATCAAGAAGCAGATCTACATGACTGTCATCTCGATTAATATCTTAGAAGCTATTCGTTTTTACGTCAGCTTTATTTGCAGCTTTGCTTTTGCAGAGAACAAGAAGATGGTAGGCAATGCTGATATCATCAAGTTAATCAAGCGGGACGAAGCCCTACACCTAACGACTACTCAGGAAATCTTGAAGATCTTCCACACTGTAGAGTCTGAGGGTTTCATGAAAACAGCAGCGGATTGCAAAGAGGCAGCCGTAGAAATGTTCGAAAGTGCTGCACGAGAAGAAAAGGCTTGGGCTAGTTATTTGTTCAAAGACGGAAGTATTCTTGGCTTGAATGAAACAGTCCTTCACCAATACATTGATTGGCTTTGCATGAGCCGCAGAAAAACCATTGGTCTGCCATACGAAAAGGTTGGAAAGAACCCAATCGCTGGATGGACCGAAAGCTGGATGAAATCTGAATCTGTTCAAGTCGCACCGTAAGAACACGAGATCACCAGCTACAAAATAGGTGCTAGTAAAAATGATTTAGAGGACATGGATTTTGGAGATTTAGGACTATGAGTTACGTAGATAAAATTAGACAATGGCATCACGACAGAAATCTCATTGAGGGTAGCACCGACAAGGATCAAACCTTGAAGTTGTTGCAAGAGCTTGGCGAGCTTTCTGACAGTGTGTGCAAAGGCAAAGATATAAGGGATGATCTTGGCGATATGATGGTTGTCATGATCAATATCATGGAGAGAAACGGTTTAGAGATGGACGATTGCTTAGCCAAAGCATGGGACGACATCAAAGACCGCAAAGGCAAAATGGTGGACGGGATATTTGTTAAGGAGGACGATCTGGAATAAGTATAACCACTAACATTTAGGGATGGCAAATGAAGCCTAATCGAAAACTGAAGCGTGAGATGAAACGTGATCGCAACAAACAACGTATTACCCCATTGGAGGCTAAAACACCTAATCAGAAAGAGTATATTAGATCTATCATAGAAAACGATATCATTATTTGCTCTGGCCCTTCTGGAACAGGAAAATCTTTTATTCCAGCAGGCATCGCAGCTAACCACTTACATAAAGGTTATTTAGAGCAGATAATTGTAACCAGACCTTTGGTCTGCACAGGAAAAGATATCGGCTCGCTTCCGGGTGAGCTTGGGGAAAAGATCGCCCCATATTTATTACCTATGCAAGAAAATCTAAAATATTTTTTAAGCCAAGCATATTACGGTTTGTACGCTAATGAAGGAGCCATCCAGTACAAACCCTTGGAAGTTATGAGAGGTTCTACTTTTCATAACTCATACATGATTCTAGACGAGGCTCAAAACTGCACCTTAGAACAAATTAAGATGTTTATCACTCGAATGGGTGAAAACTCTAAAGTAATTATTAATGGTGATATTAACCAAAACGATCTAAGGGGTAGGAGTGGATTAGAAATTTGTATGGATAAATTAAGCAACGTGCGTGGCGTTGCGGTATGTCACTTAGGGATTGAAGACATACAAAGGAATGGTATCATTGGAGATGTGCTAAACGCACTGGAGAACTAAATGCCGAAATATGACTACGAATGCTCTGGGTGTGAACATCAACTTATCGACGTGCAGCAATCATTTCACGACGATGCTTTGACTACATGCCCGGAGTGCGGAAAGGATGAATTATTTAGAGTTGTTACTGGCGGTATCATGGCTAAAGTAAACACCATTGATACCGTTGGTAACTAGCGGATCACAATTCTAAAGTAAATAAAAACAAGCTAGAAGAAGAAGCTCATAAAAAGAGCGAAGCGAACCCTACAATTAAATCTTGGTATCAAAACCCCAAGTATGGATCTGCTACCCATAAGGAGATCAATAAAATGACTCCTCAACAACAACACAGGTATATAATGGAGGGAAGAAAATGAAATATGTTGAGAAAATAACTCAATCTGACACAAGAGAAATTACTCTTTTCGGACGGACTGGAGAAGAGTTAAACAAAGACGCTGTTCACAACAAGAGAAGCCACTTTGCCAAGATCATAAAAGATAATGTCGAACAGGCAGGAGTATCTACCTACTATATTAAGATCTATCAAAGCACTCCTTTTGATCCGATGGGGCCATACGGTAGAAGAGAGAGAAATCTTGACACTCAAATGCGTCGAGTTTCTAAAAACACTTTCGACTATTACATGACATATCTTAAAACAAACAATTCTATATATCTAACAAAGGCACAGAGAGGATTTTTAAATGACTAAGAAAGGACCGCTCAGCAAGGCTGAAAGATTTTACATTGAAAATAATACTCATATGTCGATTGGCGATCTTTGCAAGGATTTAGATCGTGCAAAAACCACTATCGAAAAGTACATTAAAAAGCTGCCAGCAGTGACTCAAGAGCCACCTTCCAGCAAAGAAGAGACTCACACAATGGGTCAGTTCGCACGCAACGGAAAAGGCTCGACGGTTATGACGCCTAACGCATCAGAGCTAGGTGACAGCTTCAGAAAAACCGGGCCTCCACCTAGATCAAAAAGATGTACAACAAACATAAGGTGAGTAAATGGATAGGGATAAATGGTTAGCGTCATACAGAACAAACAAGTCTGCTACTTGGCTAAAAATTAAACTAACTGACGGACAATTATACTTCACTACCGATCATAAAGATTGGCTGAAAGTAAAGGAGCATTGCGACAAAAATTCTGTATTTCTTTCAGAAATGGAGTTGCAATTTAGGTCACACTGTGTTATAATGGACATAGGCGAACCAGACGCTATCTATTTTGTCCCTTCAGTTATGGGCATGGTCGGAGGCGAAACGAAGCAGTATTATACTGTTGGCCTACTTAAAGACGGTTTGATGCATAAGAAAATGTGGAAAGTTCCAGAGCTTATCATGGAAAGAGAAACCACAGAAGATTTAGAACATTGTTTTACGGAGGCTATTATCTACAATGGAGAAGAAAAGAAAGAGAACCGACAAAAGTAAATATCAGCATGAGTCCACAGGCGAGTATTGCACCTGTGCGGCTTATGTTGCTGAAATTATGTGTAAGAAGAACGCAGAGAACAAAAACCAAGGCTCCTTGCCTTATAAATTCTGGAGCAAGAAACCTTGGGACTGGACCTTCAAAAGACAACTATTCGCCGCCAATAAGTTACTAAAAGATTATAGCGAGGCAGCATTAGTGAGAGCTATCAATTCCCCTGACTTCAGGGGAATATTCTCTCTTAATCATCCTAATTGCATAAAAATTATAAAGAAGCATGAGCGTATTATAGAAACAGAAAAGGCTCAGCCAAAACAGGACATCGAAGTAAAGGTTGATGCCAAACGAAGAAAGAAGTCCTACGGAAAGAAAAATCTATTATCTAAAATGAGGAAGTTTGAAAATGGGGAAAAAGAAAACAAAGACAACGGGTAATCCGACTGTTGATGGAATCATTAAAAAATACGGCAACGTAGTTGAAAGTGGTATCGAATTACTCGAAAGGCTAAAGAGCTTAAAAGTTATCGGTATTAGCCCAGCACTTGACTGTGCTTTAGGCGGAGGTTTGAGAGAAGGAACCTGCGTTGCTATGGCCGGCGACCCTAAGACCGGCAAAACCACAACCGCTTTGTACTTTGCGGGCAAGGCTCAACAACAAGGAAAGCGGGTATATTATATCTGCTCTGAAGGGCGTGTTGATCGTCACAATCTTGAGCAAATTAAAAGCCTAGATGCAGAGAAGGTGCAGATCATTCAGTCATCTGATGATAAAATCCTGTCTGCCGAGGATTACCTCAACATCATGGAGAGGATTATCAAAGAAGAAGAGGATGTAGTATTGATTTGCGACTCTACTTCTAGCATGTGTCCTCGTGATGAGCTTGACGGTGAGATTCGTGCCAACGTTCGTAATGGCCTACCGCGACTGCTTGCTATGTTCTTTAAGCGTATCGCCAACGATGTTCAGAGAACTGGAGCTATTTGTATCTTCATCACTCACAACATCGCTAATACTGGCGGCTCACGCTGGGCTCCTGCTAAGATGGCTGACTCTGGTAATAAGTTGCAGTATCAAATTAGCACCAACATGTCTATAACTCATCGCAACAAGTGGGAAGACAATGACGGCAATCATATTGGCCAAATTGCTAACTGGGTAATTAAAACAAGCTCGGCTGGCGGTAAACCAAACAGCACTTGTGCTAGTTATATCCGTTATGGTATTGGTATCGACGAGGCAAGAGAGATGGCAGAACTAGCAACGGAACTTTGCCTAATCGACAAATCTGGAGCTTGGTACACACTAGACTGCGTTGTTAACAACCAATCAGATCCAACAATTGCAAAGTGGATCGAAGAAAACTCTGAAGGCAAGGAGCCAGAGAAGTTATTTAAGTTTCAAGGAATGGCTAAAGTTATAGATTTCCTAGAAGATAATCCTGTAATATATGACTTTATATATCAGGAGCTAAGGAGTTTACTGTGAGAATAATCGGGTTAAACGGCAGAGAGTACAACTTAAACCTGCAAAAGTACGCAGTGAATGATAGATCTAAAAAGTCTTATTACCATATTAGTGCTAGTGAGTTACTTAGGGATGTGTTTAAGGGTTATAATATATACGAAGAGGTCAAACTTCCGGGATCTACGGCTAAATATAAAAGATCAGTTTTATACCTTGACTTTTTTATTCCTAATGTTAATATAGCTGTAGAGGTACATGGGCAACAGCATTTTAAGTATATACCATTCTTTCACAAGTCTCGTGCTGGTTTTGCTCAAGCAAGAGGCAGAGATAGAGACAAGGAAGAGTGGTGTAAAATAAATGGTATTGAGTTAGTAATTTTTAGATTTGACGAAGACCCAGAATATTGGAGGGAAAAAATTGAACTCGCAAGATAGGTTAGAATACTTTTTGAATGGTATCACAGAGTATATCGAGGGAAAGAATTTGCAGCCATGTAAATTCAAAAAAGAGTTCCAGAATGCAGATCAGATATCTGACGAGCGACTAAAAACGCTGACTAGAGATGAGCTGTTTGACGAAGCGTTTCTTTTATACCAGTACGCAGATCATGTCGGCCAAGAGCGTGCCCACACTGAGAATGTTATCCGCTGGTGTAGCGATACGTTGCAAAGAGTTATAGCTTACGGTGTTCAGCATGGGGAGTGGGACAAGTTCGCAAAACATGATACTAAAGTCGCGACAATTCTCGCCAACGACTCTATAGCCAGTGCCGTCAACAACTGGAAGCTCACTGCTGAGGGCAGACTTGAGCATCTAAGAAACAGAGAATACAATATTAAACGGAAAGCCGAAATCTTAATTGAAAAAGGAAAAAGAAAATGAGTGAAGACATACTACAAACATTACTGTCTACGTTGACAAAAGAGCAAAAAGAACAATTGGTTGCTAAACTTATCACAGATGTTGGTAATCTACAACCAGAACAAGAGCCAGAGCCGACCACTAAGCCCTCAAAAGCCAATGATTTCTCTACGAGTTGGGGCAAGAATATTGAAGGGAAAGCTCCAGTCAAAGCCAAGTCTAATACTTGGTCTGACACCGGAGAGTCAAGAGACCCAGACTTTGACCCAGCTAAGTATGAGTCCATTGGTCGAGCTACTAGGCCGCAAGCGTCTAGAACAAACATTGTAAAGAAAACCTGCTCGGTTTGCAATAAAGAATTCGAGATCGCTTCTAGCCTTGTTTACGGAGAATTTATCCGATGCAACAGATGCACTGGATAATCCTACTTTTTTTCTATTTTTTACTTGCGAAATTTGAGTTTGCAGACTATAATATAATAGTCATTTGTTTATTGAGGATAGGTAATGAAACTTTCGGATATTGGTGCTGAGCGTGCCGTACTAGCTGGTCTGGCTAACTACGGCCTTGAGGCTTATGTTGATTTGATGGAGATAATCACCAGTTCAACATTCACAGACCCCAACAACCAAGTAATATATGAATGTCTAAGCAAGGTCGCTATGGAAGATGGCGTTGCTGACATTCCTTCTATCGTTTCTGCTGCGGAGTCTCTTGGTGTAGAAGAAGTCATTACGACTCAGAATAACCTAGACTACATTCTAGATCTAATCAACTATTCTGTAGATAAACGCAACATTATGCGTTTTGCTATGCAGATCAAGAAGTTTGAATTCGCTCGTAATTCTAAAAAAGTCACCAAGTCTATTGAAAAAAACATAGACAACATGACTGGAGACGAAACCTTTGATCAGATAGTGAGCATGATCGAGACTCCGCTTATTGACTTCCTTAGAGAAGATGAGCATGGCGAAAAACCGCAGATGATTGGCGAAGGGGTGGATGACTACCTAGAATTTGTCATGGACAACAAATGCGATCAGTTGGGATTGTCTTCCGGCTTTCCTAACTATGACGCTGTTCTTGGCGGTGGACACAGAAGAGCCTGCGTTGATGTTATCTCTGCTCGTCCGGGTGTTGGTAAATCTGTCATCTCTGACAACATCGCTATCCATAACACAAAGGCCGGTATTCCTGTACTCATGGTTGACACAGAGATGAAAGTGGACGACCACTACAATCGTGTTCTGGCTCACATGTCTAGTGTCCCGCAAGACGAAATCGCCACTGGTCGCTTTGCCAACGACGAAGAGAAATACAATGCTGTAAAACGAGCTGCCGCAGAACTTAAAGAAATGCCATATACCTACGAGTGTGCAGCAGGAAAGCCGTGGGAGAATATATTAAACACTATCAAACGCTGGGTTCTACAAGAGGTAGGAACAGATGAAGATGGTAGAACAAACGACTGTCTAGTTATTGTAGACTATCTGAAACTAATGTCTGCTGGAGGAATTGTAGACATTAAAGAGTTTCAAGCTCTAGGCTTCCAGATCCAAGAGCTACACAATCTTGCCGTAAAGTATGATATCCCTTGCGTATGCTTGACCCAGCTGAATCGTGACGGTATCACACAAGAGACTACGGCCTCGGTGAGCGGCTCTGACCGCATTATCTGGTTCTGTACCTCTTTCTCTATGCTTAAAGAGAAGTCGCCAGACGAGCTTGCTGAGGACGGTCCACGAGGCGGTAATCGTAAACTAGTTACCCTAAAAGCCCGTCATGGACCAAGAACCCTAAACGGGAACTATATTAACTTTAGATTTGAGGGTGAGTACGCAAGGCTCACAGAATTACACACAAGAGATCAAGGACTTGCTAATCCCGATGGCGGGATTGAAGGTTCGGAAATTCCACTATTCGAGGATGAAGATGAAAATTAACAATGAACCCAAACTAGATTTTGACGACGTACTTATCGTTCCTCAACGCTCAAGCGTTGGCAGTAGAGGGGACGTAAACCTAAAACGTAAATTCAAGTTCTATCATTCGCAGAAGCAATGGTACGGAACTCCCATCATTGCTTCCAATATGGTTGCTACTGGGACATTTAGTATGTCCGCAGAGCTTATGAAGTATGGCATGATCACTTGCCTACATAAGCACTATGATTCAGATAAGCTGGCGGCTTATTACGAATACTATGACGCCTTTCCTTACACTTGGGTTACTCTAGGTATGAACTCTACTGGCGAGGCATTCCAGAATATAGACATTGTAGCTCAGAAGCATGGATTCTATCCTAATATCTGTATTGATGTTGCCAATGGTTATACAGAATATTTTGTAGATTACTGCAAAGCTATCCGTCAGTCTGTTGGAGCAAATCCAATCATTATGGCGGGCAATGTTTGCACCCCTGACATGGTGACAGAACTCATCTTGCATGGCGGCGTTGATATCGTCAAGGTGGGTATTGGTCCCGGAAGTGCTTGCACCACGAGACTAAAAACCGGCGTTGGATACCCACAATTATCTGCCATCGCTGAATGTGCCCACGCTGCTCACGGACTACGCAAAGACACTGGCCGTCTAGGATTAATTTGTGCAGATGGAGGCTGTAGGACTCCGGGAGATGTTGCAAAAGCATACGGAGCTGGAGCTGATTTTGTGATGCTTGGCGGGATGTTCGCTGGGACCGATGAGTGCGAAGGCGAAGTGAACGATGGCGTCTTTACTTTTTACGGAATGTCGTCACAAATGGCTCAAGAAAAACACGGCGATGGACTCAAAGGGTATCGTGCCAGCGAGGGGCGAGTGATTGAGATGGAGACCAAAGGTCCAGTTCAAGATGCAATAAGAGACATTCAAGGCGGCGTAAGAAGTGCTTGCACTTATACAGGAGTAGATAATCTCAAGGATTTTGCAAAGGCTTGTCAGTTTGTAAGAGTAAACAGAACCCACTTTGACCAGACGGTGTAATATGTCATTAACAACTTGGACTGTGATTATAGCCAGTTTGTGTTATATGTTATGTTTAGTTGATAACATCAGACAGCAAGACTGGGGACATGCAATAATGTGGACTGGTTATGTTTTAGCGAATTTAGGTATTATATATTATGAGTACAGTAAAGCGAACTCTGGATCTTAATAAAGTAAAAGAAATTATATTTAATGATATATCTAAACTACTAGATAGTTTTGGTATAGAGTATTATCAGGATATGGACAATGTGTTCATGTGCTGCCCTTGCCACGAGGGTAGCGATAATCCTAACGGCTGCTCGATATCGCTAGACAAGCAGATGTGGAGATGCTGGACTCGTGGCTGTAATTCTGAATATAACTCAGATATATTCGGTTTTATACGGGGCGTATTGTCGAAACAGACAGGACAAGAGCCAACTTTTTCTGAGATATTAAAATATGTATGTAAAATTTATGACGTAAATGGTGCTTCAAAGGAGAAGAAAAATGGGACTAATAGTGGGCACAATGATACTTTGGATGCTGATGACGACTTTTCTGCTTTGGTTACTCGCATCAGCCGTAACGCAAGTAGAAGAAGAACTGACAGACCTGAGATTTCGGTTGAACTCCCGAGTACAGCCGCCACCGCTTCAGAATACTTTCAGTCGCGTGGGTTTTCCAAATCAGTCCTCGACGCTTTCGGCATCAGGGATTGCTATGGACTCAAACGTAGCATTATACCCATCTGGCAGAATGGTGGTCTTGTCGGATACATGGGGCGAGCCATGCACGAGTGGGTCAAGCCAAAGTTCCTCTTCAATGAAGGATTCGTTAAAACAAGATATTTATACAATTACGACTCCGCACTATCAAACGCGACGTTCGGAACGTTAATTTTAGTAGAAGGGCAAGGCGATGTTTGGAGGCTTTGGGAAGCTGGCTACAAGAATGCAGTCGGACTTTTCGGCAAGGATGTTTCTAGCGAGCAAAAATCTCTTCTACTCAATAGCGGAGCAACTAAGCTGGTGGTTCTTTTAGACAACGATCAAGCAGGACGCGAAGCTAAGGTAGAGCTACAAAGGAAGTTAGGCAGACTATTTACTTTAGTTTTCCCTAAAACAACCGGTAGTGACATTGGTAAGAAAACTATTGAACAAATTAAGGAAATACTAAAATGATTATTGGACTTTCAGGAAAAAAGAACGCCGGCAAGAATACTGTGTCTAATGTTCTTCATGGCATCGTGCTTAAAAAAATGGGTATGGTGAAAGACTTCACTGTTAATGATGAAGGCAAGTTATGGGTATTGACCACAGATGCTTCTGGAACCGAGGGTTGGGGAGAGTTTGATGTCGAGAGACGCGATTCCGAATTCAAGCAGTGGGCAGAAGCTAACATGTATCCATATATAAAAATGTATAGTTTTGCGGATGCATTAAAATGGATGGCTATTGAGCTTTTTGATGTTCCTCCAGAGTGCTGTTTTGGCACAGAAGATCAGAAGAATCAAAAGCATGAACATTTGCGGTGGGAAAACTTACCAATCGCCGTTCGCCATATTGAGTGGGGCCATCCAAATGCATTTGGGCCAATGACAGCTCGCGAGTTTCTGCAAGTTTTTGGTACAGACATTTGCCGGGGAATATGGGAACCAATCTGGGTCAACAAGTGCATTAAAGATATTCAACGCGAAGGAACCGAGCTGGCAATCGTTACAGATGTTAGGTTTCCTAATGAAGTAGAAGCAATCGAAAAGGCAGGAGGAATTACATTAAGATTAACCCGACAGGTTTTTGACGACCAACACACAAGCGAAACAGCTTTAGATAACTATTCTTTTAAAGACTACTTGGACAATAATAATTGCACTGTTGATTCTCTTATCCCTAAAGTCCGAGAAGCCTTCCAATCTTTCTCAAGGAGAATCAATGATAGTAACATACGTTAGAAGTTCGTCTTATAATAATTATGATTATTGCCAGATGCAGTATTTTATTACTTATGTTTTAGGATACAGGTCTGATAGTGGACGTAGAGCCGAGCAAGGAACTATGGTTCACAAGGTTATGGAGTGCCTAGCCGCACTCAAAAAGTACCAGCAAGAGAATCCAAAAGCTAGAATCCTAAAGATCGTGGATGATGCTATTGGTGAAGTCAAGGTGGGCAAGAAGAAATTGTACGAAGATGAGTTTATCGAAGAACTCGCTGAGAGGAGCTACGAATCTTACAAAAAAGATTCTCCCAACACTTGGCAGCCGCGACACTTCAAAGAAGTTATGGATGGCTGCTGGCTATTCCTGCATCATAATAATGGTCAATTTGACCCACGAGAACGTAATATTTATTTTACTGAGCCGCACTTTGATATTGCAATCGAAGAGGATTGGGCTAAGTTTGATTACGAAATCAATGGCGAGCGTGTAGAAGGACGACTAGCGATCAAAGGAACAATTGACTTGGTGACCTTGGTGAACGAGGACACAATCGAAGTGATTGACTGGAAAACTGGCCGTAGACTAAACTGGGCCACTATGGAGGAAAAGACTTATGATAAGTTATGGAATGATCCACAACTACTACTGTACTTTTACGCCATGTCTAAGCTGTATCCTCAATTTCCTAATAGGATTATGAGTATATTTTTCTCTAAAGACAAGGATGGTAAATACGATCCAAGGCCATACTCCATGCCTTTCAGCAAAGAAGATGAGCCACGGTTCTTGGAGATGTTAAAAAATCAGGTTGAGAAAATTAGACGAAATATCAATCCATCTATGTTAGATCCTACACATAGGAACTTCAAATGTAAGACTTTGTGTCATTTTTGCAAGAACAAGTTCAACTCTGGTGATAGCGATAATATGTGCAAAACCGTGTATAATAGTCTAAGAACAGATGGTTACGACAAAACTGTAGCTAAATACACTAGAGATGGTCACAATATTGGTTATTATGAGGCTCCGGGATAATGGATTACTTAGAAAAAATGCAGGAATATGTAGGCACGAACGTAGATTCCCTAACATACATGGAGATTGAGGGTAAAAAGCCCAAGTCCTACAAAGTCAACCCGATTATTGATATAAACTGGAAAGAGATTCTAGCCGATCCCCCCAGTAACACCAGCGAAACTACTAAATACGAGCTATTATACCTACAGGAAATCACCAGAGATCTGTCTGTTTCTGAGGTTTCCCTAGTAAAAACCGTAGATGTTGAACCTGAAAGACTTTTCGAGGCAATTTTATCTCCAGAAGTCTTTAATAAACACAGAAAAGAGTTTGACAAACTATGGAATATTGTATATAATGTAATTATGAACTTGAAATTTCAGTACAATAGACCAAGACCGTATCATCTAGCCCCTCTTATGGACATAGATGTCAAGGTTATGCACACAGAATCCCACCTTACTCCCGCATATCCGTCTGGTCATGCTGCTTATGGGGCCACTGGAGCTTACTATTTCGCCGCTCTGTACCCCGAATTAAGCAGTAGTCTGTTTAGTGTGCCCGGAAGAGTCGGCCTTGCACGATGCTTGCAGGGCGTACATTACCCCAGTGACAATGAAGCCTCAATGGTAGTAGTTGGTGCAATCTGGGAAAACATCAGGTACAAACTTTACCCCAACTTAATATCCAAATAGGAGATTATTATGTTTGATATTTCAGAAGCTGACGAATTATGGTACGAAGAAACCTTCGGGACAACAGAGGAATTAACGGAAGACAACTTCTACATTCCCTCAGAAGATGAGTACGAAGAGTGCGAAGGCGAAGAAACTGAAGAATGGGATATTGCTGAGGCAAAACCCGGACTTTGGGAAAACATTCGCAAGAAGAAGGAGCGTGAAGGCAAGAACTACAAACCCGCCAAGAAGGGTGATCCAGATCGTCCAGATCCAGACGCTTGGAAGAAAGCTCAATCTAAGTACAAGTACCGTGACCCTAAGACTCAAGAAATCTACGAGTACGACCAGCAAGGTGTCTACAAGAAGGACGGCAGAACTTTGATTCCTGTGCGTGCCGCTGAATACCAAGGCCGCAAGGTTAAGCTAGGCAAGCCCTTCCTGACGCCTGATGGCCCAAAGAAACGATCCGTTTACGTTAAGAACGATAAAGGCAACGTGGTAAAAGTTAACTTTGGCGATCCTAACATGAAGATCAAGAAATCTGATCCGGGTCGTCGCAAGAATTTTCGTGCTCGTCACAATTGTGACAATCCGGGCCCACGTTGGAAAAGTCGCTATTGGTCGTGTAAATTCTGGTAAACTTTGACATTTTTTTGAGAATTCACTTGCAAAATGTTAGTTTCTAAACTATAATATAATAGAACTCAATATCTCCCTATTGAGTTTGAAATGAAACTGGTTAGCGGTTCCAGTTAAAAACCGCACCTTTTTGAGTCTTATTATTTGAGGATTAACATGAAAAACTGGTTTCCGCTTTGTAACTATACGCACTATTCTCTACAGAGAGCTTTCTCAAAACCATCAGAAATAGCAAAGAAAGCATCTGATAATTCCTACTCTGCTTGTGGCATTGCTGATTACAAGTCTATCTCTGGTGCTGTATCATTCTATCAGGCTTGCGTAAAACATGATATCAAGCCAATCATCGGCTGTGCCTTTGACGATTATACGTTGTTCGCCAAAAACCACACTGGCTGGCTAGAGCTTATCCAGCTTGTTTCCAGTATAGAAAATGGTGAAGTAGACAGTTATCTACTAAGCACTCTTTGTGGGCGTGGCAATCTAATTGCGGTTGCTGTCTCTGAGTTTTTATCGCCAATCTCGGGCGATGACTTCTATGAAAAGTCTGACGCCTTTACAGACACTTACTATGTAGAAAAATCTCAAGCCGACCTGCATAGAATCTTGATCTGCTCTGGACTCAAGACTACAATACCAAAAGTCAAGAAAGATATTTCCAACGCAGGAGAGTTTCAAAGATTCTTTGAATCCAATGATTGGTATCTAAAAGACCGACAAGAAGTAGCTAGGTTGGTTATCGAAGATCCAAGAATGGATTGCTTTGAAGACATATTTCATAAGTGTGAAAACTACAACATATTAAATCAACCAATGCTACCAGAGTTTCAAACCCCAAAAGGTGAGTCTGAGGGCGACTACCTACGGCACTTAGCACGCGAGGGGTGGATGAGATTACTGCATGAAAAAGTAAAAGACCCAGAATCAAAGAAAGAATACGGGGATCGCTTCCGTCACGAGTTCTCTGTTATTGAAGATGCTGACTTGTTTGGCTACTTCCTAATTGTTTGGGATATTCTAGACTTTATTGTAAACCGAAACGGCTGGATGGCAGGACCGGGACGAGGCTCTGCTGCTGGTTGCCTGATCTCTTACTTGCTTGGTATTACTCAGATTGACCCTATCGAGTTTGACCTACTGTTTGAAAGATTTTACAATGCTGGTCGTAATACCAAGGATCATATTTCTCTACCAGATATTGACATTGATGTTCCGGGCGGCAAGCGTGACGAGATCATTGAGTATTTAAAAGATAAGTATGGACATGACAGAGTAAGCCAGATGTTGACATTTGGAAGACTGCAAGGACGAAGTGCGATAAAAGAAGTGCTGCGTGTAAATGAGGCTTGCGGCTTTGGCGAGATGAATCATATCACCAAGAGCATCCCCGACGAAGCAGCCATTTCCGACCAACTATCTTTAATGGATGATGACGAGCGATCTATTATCAGATGGGCTTTGATCAACAACTCAGACGATCTTATTGATTATTGCCAAATTAATGACCGTGGCGAACTTGACGGTGACTATGCAGAATACTTCCGTCAAGCTATTGAAATCGAAGGAACATTTAAGACACAAGGAAAACATGCAGCAGGAGTTGTGATTTCAGCAAAGCCTCTGCACTTGGTCTGCCCGATGGTAGACTCCAAGAGTTCAAGTGAGAAAATCGCTGGACTTGAGATGGCTGACTTGGAAGCGTTAGGACATGTTAAGTTTGATGTTCTTGCGATTAACTTACTAGATAAACTTATGTATGTAAAGGAACTTATTGATGAAGCGTGATATTATTGTATTTGACTTTGAAACTGGTGGACGTAACCCACTAACTTGCCAACCTACGCAGATTGCTGCATTAGCTTTGGACGGCAGAAACTTCAAACCCAAAGGGGAATTCCAGTCTTATATGCGACCAATTATCGACGACGATGAAGCTATCGCTGCTGGCGTTGGCCCGCTGGAGGAAGGTGCTTTAAAAGTTACCGGCCAGACTAGAGAGATGCTGGCAAAAGCACCTCTACCAAAAGCTGTATGGGAGTCTTTCTGTGAGTTTGTAAATAAGTTTAATTGGAAGGGCACTCAGTTTTTCGCTCCGGTTCCTTGTGGCTACAACATCATCGGATATGATCTGCCTATTGTAAATAGATTATGCGAAGAGCATAACATGTATTGGGATGCAGACAGGAAGCAAAACAAACTGTTTAACAAGATCTACAAGATTGATGTGATGGATGATCAATTCTTGTGGACAGAGGGTGATCCTGATGTCAAGTCGATCAGCATGGATGCAAACCGAGAGCGTCACAGGATGAGTGCTGATAATGCTCACGATGCCATGCAAGACGTTAAAGATACTGCTAACCTATTTATTGCTTACCAAAAAACTAGGCGGCAGATTTACCGCAACCTAAAGATTGAGAAGACTTTTGCTAAAGGTTATTTTGTATGATTGATTATAATGACGATAAAACTTGGGAGCTGTTTCGAGAGGGGCTTACCAAGGGTGTGTTTCAACTGGAGAGCAATCTAGGGCGAAGCTGGTCTAAAAAGCTGGCTCCCGAAAACTTGGAAGAACTGGCAGCTTTGATTGCTATCATTCGTCCCGGCTGCTTAAAGGCTGTTGACCGTGGCAAAACTATGACCCAACGTTTTGTGGATCGCAAGTGGCTTAAAGAAGAAGTTGACTATCTTCACGAGTCGCTAGAAGATATTCTAAAGCCCACCTATGGCGTTTTGGTTTATCAAGAGCAAGCTATGCGTATCGCACAAAAGCTGGCAGGATTCGACTTACAGCAAGCTGACGATCTTCGCAAAGCTATCGGCAAGAAGAAGGCTGACTTGATGGCGAAAGTAAAGAAAGCTTTCCTAGAGGGAGCGGCTAGTAAAGGAATCGTTACTAAGGACGAAGCTG